TGCTGCCCAAGGTCAGGCCGGAGCCGCACTTGTAGGTGCCGCGCCCCCAGTACAGCACCTTGCCTTGATTCGTCGGCGCGCCGTTGGAGCGGGTGGCGGTCAGCGCGGCCTGCAGGGCAGCCGAGCACTCGGTCGCCCCGGTGTTGTCCACCCCAGAGAAGTCGCTGAGATAGACCACGTCATTGCCACGCGCGTACAGGTTGCGCGCGGTCGCGCCGATGGCGTTGAGCGTGAAGCCAACCAAGGCGGCGCCCTTGGTGACGTCGGCGGCGTTGCTGAAGTCCGTGATCTGCTGCTGCAGCGCGAGCTCGTTGGTCAGCACGCTCGAGGTCGAGTAGACGATCGCTCCGCGGCGGTTGCGGATCGTCAGAGACGCGTCGCCGGTCACGTAGAGCACGGCCGGCGAGCCGTTGCGCACCGGATAGCCGTTGAGCGTCAGCACGGGCTGCGCTGCCGGCTGCGTCCCGGCGGCATCCCAGTAAACGGTGACGGGGTTCGTCTCCGGGTTCTGGCCCGAGGTGCCGAAGTACAGCATCCCGACGTCGAGCGGCGAGCCGTCTGCGTCGAAGAACTGCGGCAAGGGCGAGGTCAGGGCGAGCATGTTGTGTTCCCTCAGTGCACGGTCTCGCCCGCGCCGGGCGCTTGAACAGCCGGTTTGGATTGCCCGGGCGCTTGCTTGCGCTGCGCCTCGTTCAGGGCATCATTGATGCGGTTGCGCAGCTTCACGTCCTTGATGTGTCGGAGCGCGAGCCGCGCGGCGGTGATCACGGGCGCGGGGGTTCCGGTGGTGCCGGAGATCGCGACGTCGCCGAACGCAGCGAGCAGAGTCGCGACGGTGTTGGACGTGTTCACCGCAGCCTCGGGTGGCACGGTCTTGACGTACTGCGCGAGGTCGTTGATGTCGCGCAGCTGTTGCGCGCCCTTCTTGCCGAAGACGAACTCGAGCCGGCCATCGTGGTCCAGCGCGCGGATCGCTTTGTCGAGTGCAGCCGGCGAGACGACGCGATTGCCCGAGGCATCGGTTGCGATGTCCTTGGTGGCCTCGTCGCGGATCCAGCGGATCGTCGCGCCCTGCAGTTCGCGCCACGCCTGGCTGCCGTCGGCGCCGCTGCGCTGCAGAACGCGGCGCACATTGCGCACGTCGTCGAGCGTGCCCTTGAGAATCGTGTGGTGGAACACGTCCTCGAACGCAACCTGTCGATCTGAGGTGCCGCGCTTGGTGTCCAGCAGCTTCGCGATAACCGCGCGGTCCTCGTAGTTCTGCGCGTAGCGGGCGCGCGCGGCGCGCGCTTGGCGAAACAGCGGGCCGGCGACCGGCTCCGTCTGGCCGTCGATCAGCGCTTTCAGGATCGTGGCCTGGCGCACGTCGGCCGGCTCGTAGCCCGTGGCTTGGCTGATCGCTTTGCGCCAATCCTCCATCTGGCGAATCGACACGCCGTCGCGCGGCACGAGTTGGCCGTCTTGCAGATCCGCAATGCCGAGCTTTTGCGCGTACTGGCGCGCCGCGTCGGCTAGGCCCGTGCTCGGCAACCCGCTGGGCTGCTCGTTGAGGAACTGCAGCGGCGTGCTCGTCAGCGCGTTATCGCCCTCGCCGATCGCCACCGGCAGGGACTGGTCGACCGGAGCCTGCGCCTCGGGCGAGCGCTTGGCGCGCGCGTACGCGACATTGACCTCGGTCTTGTCGCGCGCAGCCTGCTCGACGAGTGCCTTGTCGACTGCCTGGCCGACGGCGCGCAGGTTCGGCGCTTCGGCGTTGGTCTGGTCGATCCAGGTGTCGAAGTTGCGCAGGATGCCGTCGTTCTGCTCGACATAGCGTCGGCGCAGCGGCGTGCCCTGCTCCGGCATCTTCGCCGTCTCGACCTCGAACTTCAGTTGGGCCGGATCGCGCGTGGCCTGGCCCTTCGTGAGCTTCAGCGGCACCGGCATGCTTTCAGCGGTCGCGGTGCGTTGCGCGGCCATATCGGTGGCTGCCGCGCCGGCGCTGCCCAGCGTGCCGGGTGTCGCAGAGGCCTCCGGCGCGCTCGACTTGATGGCATCGATCGCGCGGCGTGGAAGCGTCGTCACGGCCTTGACGGCGCGCGCCGCCGGCGCGGCAGTTGCGGCGGCAGCGCCCTCGGGCAGCAGTGCCGGCAGCATCATCGCTGCGGGCGTGAGCTGCTGCATCGCTTCGCCGACGGCCTGCGCCTGCTCCCGCCCGCTTTGCGTGCGCGGCTGATAGGTCAGAGCGCGCGCGCCCTCTTGCGCGGAGCGCTCGACCATGTCGGCGGCTTCCTGCGTACCGAACTGGCCCGACAGGATCGACTCGGCCAGCCCCTTGAGCGTGCCGCCGATGTAGCCCACGGCGCCCGGGCCGCCGCCGGTGAGCGCGTTCAGGTAGGCCTCGCCGGCACCGATTGCCTTGTCGGCCAGACCGGGTTCCGCAGGCTCTGCTTGCGGCGCAACGCCCAATGCCGGCGGTTGCCGATCCGCGGCCTCCGGTGAGCCCGGGATCGCGCCGGCGCCGCTGAGCCACGCCTGAAAGCCGCTCGCGAGGTCTGCGGGGGCCGGTGACGGCGCGGCCGTGGCCGTCTGCAGCGGCACGTCGGCGGGGTTGTCCTGCAGCCACTGCCCGAAGCGCTGCATCAGCGCCTTGGCCGCGGTGTCGCGCATGCCGGAGCTCACGCGCTGCCAGTACGCATCGTTCTGCTTGCCCCAGGCGCTGCGATCGGTGCCGCCGTGGTACTCGCGCACGGCCGACTCGGGGTCGCCCCCGTTGCGGTCGAGGCTTTCCTTCAGCAGCCGCCCGGCGCCCATCGAGGCTGTCTGCGGCGACAGGTAGGCATCGATGCCGTACTTGTCGAGGATCGCCTTGCGCGTGGCCGGTGTGATCTGGTAGACCGTGCGCGCGCCGGCGCTGCTCATCTGGTCGCTGTTGGACTTCTCGCCCTCGGTGCGCACGGCCTGCAGCATCCCCGCGGGCAGACCCAGCCGCTGCTCGTTGGTCGCGTCCAGCTGCGCGTATACCGGATCGCGGTACGAGGTCGGGAAGTCGTTGCCGGCGGCCATGGCTCACTTGCCCCCGGTCTGCTGCAGAAAGGTGAGGACCTGCGCGCGCGTGGATCCCGGGAACTGGCGCATCAGCGCGTTGATCTGGCCCTCGGTGACGTTGCCGTACACCGGGTGCTTCATCACAAAGGCCTCGCCAGAGGTCGGCAGCCTGCCGCGCGAGACGAGCTTGGACTGCGCCTTCATCATCAGCTGCTCGATCGTCGCGAGGCTCGTCTTGAACTGCTCGACGGACTGGTCCGTGTCGAGGCTGGCAACCGCGTTCTCTAGGCGCGCGCCCTCGGCGTTTGACAGCGCGCCCATGCCGGCCGAGCCGTTCGCGCTCGTCTCCTTCAGCTGCTGCAGTTGCGTCATGAACTGCTCGTTCTTGAGCGTATCCACGAGCGCGCGCACGTCCTTGGAGTCAGTGCCTGGAATCAGCGCCGCGAGCTTGCCGGTCGCGGTGCCGATGCTGCTCAGCCCCGGCGACTGGCGGATGCGCTTGACCGTGTTGAGCGCCTGCGAGACGGCGTCCATGGCGTCCTGTGCCTGGAAGCCCTGCGACTGCTTCAACTGCTGCAGTTGCGTGTTGACCTTGTCGCGCTCGAGCTGCAGCTTGCCGCGTTCGGTCTCGCTGTTGGCAACCTTGATCTGCGCATCGATGCGATCCAGATCCTGCTTCAGCTGTGCGGACTGGATCTCGACGGCGGTCTTCTGGTTGCCCAGTTCGGTCGCGGTCGGCGCGTTGCCGGCGGCCACGGCCGCGGTCACGGCTTCGGAGCCCGCCTTGCTCGCCTCGGCGTTGGCCTTCGTGACTGCCGCTGGCTGTAGCTGCTGGTCGCGCTGTTCCTTGCCCAGGCCGGCGAAGGTGGACTCGAACTTGTCCGGCCCCATGATGCTTGAGAGCATCAGCGCGCCGGTCGTCTTGGCCGTCTCTGGGCTGAGCTCGATCAGGTGAGCCATGTCCTCGGTGGCCTGCGCATGCTGCTGATCACCGCCGTTGCGCATCGCTGCCGCCTGGTTGCGCAGCAACTGCGCCGCGACATCGTTGCGGCCCGACTGCAGCGCCGCGTAGGCCTGCGTGGCCATGCGCAACGAGTTCTGCTGCTGATCGGCGTTGAGGATGTCCCAGCCGCGCTTGAAGTGCTCGGACAGCTGCGGGTACCGCGTGATGATGGCCGCGTAGTCCTGCGCGGTCGGGCTCGGCTTCGATGCCAGCGCACCGAGGTCCGCCTGCATCTGCTGCTGCTGCGCGAGCGCAAGCGCCTGCTGCTGTTGCTGCAGCTGCGTCTGGCGCATGGCGTTGCCCAGCTGCAGCCCCTGCGCGAACTGCTGCATCGGGTCGGGCGTGTTGGCGAAGGCGCCGACGTAGTTGGCCGGATCAGGCATCGAGCGCTCCGTAGTCGACCGTCAGGAAGCCGCTCGCGTGTTCGCGTACCGCATGCGGGAAGCGCTCGCGCACCTCGTGCGCTAGGTGGCCGATGCAAGGAGGCCCGCCCCACACGTAGCGGAAGCGGTACAGCGGCAGGCCGTTGGCCGAGCCGACGCGCACGAGATCGGTCTTGAGGCGCGCATCCGAGAAGAACGACGAACCGGCCGTCCCGCCGGCTCCGGCCAGTGCGGAGGAGCCCGCGCCCGCGAAAGGTGAAGCGCCCGCGCCACCGAACCCACCGAAGCCGCCGCCGAGGTACATCGCACCGAGCTGGCCCGGGATGCCGTAGACCTTCTGCTGCGCCGCACCGGCGTTGAGCGCCGCGCCGGCGTTGGCCGATCCCTGCTGGCCGAGCAGTGCCGCGATAGCGTTGCCGGTCTGCATGCCGGCGTTGCCGGTCATCGCCGCCGCGTTGGCGCCGATGCTCGTCAGGCCGCCGAGCTTGCCGTACTGGTCGCTGATCAACTGGGCGAGCAGCTGCGGCGAATACTGTGCGAGCGCGGCCTCGGTGTTGCCGCCACGCAGGCCGCCGGTGGCTGATGCGTTCTGCAGGATCGAGTTCTCGCCGCGCTGCAGGAGCGCCTGCATCTGCGGCGACGACTTGATCGCGCTGATGGCGGCACTCTGCGCATCGTTGCCGTTGAGCCCGACGAGGTTTTGCTGGGCCGACAGCGCGCCATTGCCGGCGCTAACGTATGGCGCGAGCAGCTTCTGCATCGCGTCGAACTGGCGCTGCTGTTCGTCGATGCCCATCTGCGCTGATTCGCGCTGCGCATCGGCGGCACGGTTGCCCGCCTTGCGCTGAGCGTCCGATTGCAGGATGGATGAGCCAACGACGGCGGCGACGGCGGCGGCTGCGGGCATGTGATCAGTCCTTGGAGAGGCCGTACAGGCGTTGATCGACGAGCACGCCGCCGCGCTTGAAGCTGCGGGGGTTGGTGCCGTACAGGGCCATGCCGGAGCGTTCGGCCAGGCGCGCAGCGAGCTCGTTGCCCTGCGGCACCGCGGTGATCAAGCGCTCGCAGCTCGTGTGCGACCAGATCCACGCCGCGCAGGCGGCGGTGCAGTCGAGGGCCGTGTCACCCCACGCGGAAGGCAGCAGGCAGGTGTGTACCTCCCACAGCACGACGCTGTGCGGGTGGAGCATGAACAGGCCCAGGTACTCGGTGCCGCGGAAGCACCCGACGTACACGAACGGCTCGAGCACGGCCTCGAACTCGGCCGGCGCCGGACAGAAGTCGTCGCTGATGTGGGCGTAGATGCGCGGATGCCGCAGCGTCTCGTTGATGAGGCGCAGGTCGAGCAGGCGCTCGATCAGAATCGGCTCGCGCTGGTCCGGGGTCATCGCAGCGTGCTCCCTTGCGGGGTTACGCGCTGCTGGCTGCGCTTCGGACTCAGCTATCGCCGGCTGTCACGTCGCCGGCGAATGCGCGCATTATGGGGCAGGCTCGAAGATGATCCAAGCCACCGTACGCGTGTCGCCGGCGTCGCTCGAGGTGATCGAGAAACTGGTGCCGGCCGTGCGCGCCGAGACGTTGAGGTGACCGTGCGTGCCGCTGGCGTTCTGCCCACTGAGCATGATCCGGCTGCTGTTCGTCACGGCGGTCGTGTTCACGGTCACCGTGCCGGCCACAAGCGTCGCAACGCCCATGCGCGCGTTGGACCCTTCCTTGATCTTCAGACCCAGTCCTGGCGTGCCGAGCACGACATCGCCGGAGAAGGTGTCGCCCGCCTTGTTCGCCGGCGTGTAGCCCAGTTGCGCGACGACGAAGGCTTGGCCAGGGTTCCACCATGCCGCGCGGCGCCCGAACACCTGCGCCGCGACAGCCTGTGCGGCCGGATCCTGGAGCAGCGAGGGCGCGCCGGGCAGCGCCGCGACGGGCAGGTGCATGATCAGGAGATGCGGTTGACGTAGCCGGTCACGTTGAGCGCGCTCGCGCTTGCGGAGAACGCGCGCACGCTGAGCCCGTTCTGCAGCACTTGGCCGGTCAGGATCGGGATCGGCGGCGAGTTCGCCGGAATGCTGAGCGCCTTGACCGCGTGATCGCCCGGATCCGTCGTGCCGCCGTACTCGATTGTCAGCGTTGCGGCGGCGTTCGTGACGTTGGACACCCACAGATAGATTTCGTCGAAACCGGTCGTGCCGGAAAGCACGGCGTGGATCGTGGTGCCGGGCGTTGCCGTCGCGGCCACAGGGATCGGCTTGCCGTTGGTGCTGCCGGAAAGCAACTGTCGCGAATAGCTGGCCATGGTGTCAGGCTCCGAAGACTTGGATTGCGATCAGGCGGCCGGCGTCGTCGTCGAACTGTGGAAGACGATCGGGCATGCGGTGGCGGAACATCTCCATCGCCACCACCGACCCCGCGTCCTCGGTCGTGCTGGCGATCGCCTGCGGCAGCGTCTGCGTCACGTCGGCGACCAGGTTCTCGAAGGCCTTGATCGCGCGATGGTTCGGAAGGAACTCGGCGAGTTCCTCGCGCGGCAGGCGCTGCGTGCGCGTCGAGGGGCTACCGGCCATAGCCCGGCCTCGTCATCAAAGGCTCGACCTGGATCTCCAGCCGTGCGCATGCCACATGCGCATCGCTCGTGCCGCGAAAACGCTGCATGCGGTACTGCCCGATCGTGCCCTGGCCGCGCCACGCGAGACGCTTCATGCGCTCGCCCTGCTTGCCGGCGCTGATCGGGCGCTCCTGGCTCCAGGTCTCGCCGTCGAGCGAATACGAGGTCCAGATCGTTGGGTCGGCGCCGAGCGCAACGCGCCCAGGCAGCGCAACGAGCTCGAGCTCATGCACGATCGCGTCGTTGCCGTCGTTGTACAGGATGGTCGTGCCGAAGTCCCAGCCGATCGTCTGCCCGAAATGCGTCGACACGGCGCGATCAAAGGTGCCGAGCGCGCTGCTGGTCGGGTCGCCGATGATCCACTTGTCATAGCACCACACGAGGTTGCGCGCGCGGTAGGTCGACGGCGTTTCGAGCCCCGAATCGAGCGTCTCCCATACCGGCTCGCCGAGGGCCTTCGTCGCCTCGCTGTCGAAGACTAGGCATTGGTCCGGCAGGTGAATCTTCAGCTGCTCGTGGCCCTTGTCCGTGCGCGTCTCGACGACGATCGCAGCCAGTTCAGTCTCGGTGTACTGCTGCAGGATCTGGTCGACCTCGCGCGTGGCAATCTTGCTCGAGGTGCCGGCGCCCATCAGCCACACCGAAGGCGGCTCGTTGCGCGCGCCGCCGACGAAGGCGAAGGTCTCGGCGAACGGCGCATAGGCGTGCGTGCCGATGATGCCGCGCGCCACCTGCGCGCCTTCGATCACCGAGAACGGAAAGTTGTCGCCGCCGACGTTGTCGAAGACCTCAATCGTGTAGCGCCCGAGCGCGTAGAGCTCGTTGCGCAGTTCGTCGACGGCGAGGATCGGATCAGGGTCCGACTCGGCCGGGCCGTACTTCAGAGGGTTGACCGATGTGGGGTCGTTCAACTCGGTGACGATGATGTTCGTCCCGTCGGTGCTGGCGAAGTAGCCGGCGATCCACCGGCCATCGATCACGGTTCCGAGGTCTGGGTCGGTGACGACAGTCAGCGCCGTGCCGTCCCAGTAGAACAGGTGGCCGCCCGACCAGATCGCGATGCGATCGAAGCCTTGGTCGATCGTCACCTGCGTCGAGCCGCCAACGTCTCCGAGGGTCGTGATGGCGCCGTCCTCGTCCACGCGCACGAGCTTGGTGCCCATGACGCGGTAGCACACGCCGTTCCAGTTGAAGCCGCCGCGGTCGACGCCGGGCCCGGTGCCGAACAGAGCGATGCCGTCACCAGGGCGCAGGTAGCCGGTCGCCAGACCGAGCGACTTCGGCACCGCGACATAGTTGCGCGGCAGCCGCGTGCGGAAGTCGCCGGCCGAGTCGGCGTAGACCCCCGAGAGCAGCGGCACCTGCATTGCGTCACTTCCCGAGCTTGCGCAGCGTCTGCGCCAGGCGCGCGCGCTGGCCGGTCACGCCCGGCTTCTTGGCCGCCGCGGCGAGCTTCTTCGCCGGGATAGGCTGGCCCGGCTTGGCGCCCATCGACTTGCGCAGCGCGCCGGGGTTCTTGCTCGCCTGCTGGATGAACTTCTTGGCCATGTCAGATCGACCCTTCGCCGTTGATCACCTCGACCGTCGTGCCGGCCGCGGAGAACAGACTCAGGCGGTCATGCGTGCGGTCGCGCGTGAAGACGCGCACCGCGCCGGGAGGCACGAAGCAGTCCGTCGCCGATGCCGTGCGCGAGGTGCCGCTGGAATCGAAGGTGCAGAAGTACAGCTTGTTGGTCGCGCCGCTGTTCCAGACCATGAACTGCTGACTGCCGCCGCGCGATAAGTTGATCGTCTGCGGCGTGCCGGCGGCAAGGGTCACCTGTTGCCCCGAGCCGTAGTGTGGATTGAAGGGCTGGAATTGCATGGCAGTCCTTTCGTGAGGTCAGCCGACCCGGTACCAAGTCTTGTTGACTGCGTCGTAGCGCAGGCGGAAGAAGGCGTACTGCGCCATAGTCGTCGGGGCGCCGAGCACCGCCGTTGCGCCGTTGGCGCCCACCGTCAGCGTCGTGACCGACTGCGTCGTGTGCACGAGCACCTCTTGCCCATCGCTGAGCGTGGCCTGCGCCGGCAGCGTGATGGTGCCCGCGGCGTAGCCGGCAATCGGCGTGAGCAGCAGGAACACGCTGTCGCCATCGGTGGGCGGCGACAGCGTGACAGTGAAGCCGGTAGCCGCCGGCGCGGCGTACTGCGTCACCATCACCGAGGAGGTGATCGAGTCGGTGATCACGCTGGCCAGATCGGTCGCTGAACAGCGCCGGTCCTGACCGTTGGTCGGGTCATAGAACGGGATCTGCGACGCGCTTGTCGGCGTGCCCTGCGTCAGGTTCTGGATCGCCATGCGTCACTCCAGGAAGTTGAGGTCGCCGTTGTCGCCGGTCTGCACCGGGCTCTCGTCGGGCGTTGGGAAGAAGGGGCGACGTGTGCCGCTAGCCAGGCGACTGCCTGCGCCGATGGGCAGCGTATTGGGCATCTGCTGCGACTGCGGCTCTGCCGCGCGCCATAGCAGCGTGTCGTATCCCTGCGCGGCAGCGAAGCGCGTCTCGGGTCGCACCTGCTTGCCCAGACCCGCGCCCAAGCGGATCGCGAGGTTGCAGTACACGGTTTCGACGGCCATGTCGGGCAGGCCGGAGTCCTGGTCGAGGTCAGAGTCGGCTTGCGACGACGAGCCGCGGTAGCCGATGCGGATGCCCTTGGCCTCCCATGTCGCCAGCATTGTGTCGAGCCGGCGCAGGCCGCGCTGCAGTTCCTCGGGCTGGATGTCGAAGACGTAGCCGGCCAGTGCCAGCTCGGCGTAGGCTTCTTCGACGATCTCGCGCTTGGTCCAGGACATGGCGGGGTCAGCCGGCGAGCAGCTTCGCTTCGATCGCCTCGCGCAGCTTCTTGTCGCTCATGCGCGGGCCGAACTCGATGCCGAGCTCGGTCGCCTTGGCCTCTAGCTCGTCGCGCGTGGCGGGCTTGTTGTCGGCGGCTTGCTGTGCGGCGAGCACTGCTTCCGCCAGCGCGTCCTCGTAAGCCTCCTTCGCTTCGGGCGTGGTGCGAAACCAGCCCTGCGCGAGCGTTTCTTCGATCTGCGCGTCCGGGATGATCGTGTAGTCGAAGTGACCGCCGTGGATCGCGTGCGGCCCCGGGCAGCGGTAGAGCATCGTGTGGCTCATGGAGTTCCCCAGTGTCTGGAAAAGCGGCCGCACGAGGCGGCCGAGCGAAGCTCAGGCGTTCACCTGAGAGGAGACAAGGTCAGGTCTGGCTGAACAGCACGACGCCGCACATCTCGGGATTGGTCATGCCGACCCCGAAGCGCGTGTCGCAGCGGTACTTGTACTTCTTCGTGTTGATGTCGAAGAACTTGTACAGGATCAGCTCGACACCCAGATCGGTCGCGCCTCGCATCACGCCCGCGCCGGCATTGACGAGGTCTTCGTCGGTGCCGTTGCGTCCGGGAAGCAGCTCGATCGCGCGCTCGTCCCAGAAGGGGCAGACGTTGCTCGAGACGGTGTTCAGGAACGTGATCGCCGCGCCGTTGGCCGGCGTGGTGGTGACGTTCGCGTACTCCTTCTCGGCCTGCGTCGAGCCGTCGGCCACGATGATCGGCGGCGAGAACTGCACCACGCCCGAGCCGCCGCCGCCGGAGACGATCGCCGAGACGGTGAAGGTCTTGAGCTGACCGGTGTCCGCCTTCGTGATGTGGTGCACGGCGTTGACGCCGGCGATCGTGAAGCGGTCGCCGACCTTGACCGTGCCCGAGGTGACCGCGATGGTCAGCGACATGTACCGGTTGTCGACGTTGCCGGTTTCGCCGGTCGTTGCCGTGCTCGTCGCCTTGGGCACGTAGCGGCGGTTGGCCGCGGTGGCATCGTTGACGGTCACGGTGACGCCGGCTGCCGCCGTCAGGCGGTAGGTGTAGTCCGACTTGTAGGTGTCGAAGCCCGAAACGTTGCCGACGTAGCCCGCCTCATACGCGCGGTTGACCTTGTCGTTGGCCGAGGTCTGCGGCTTGGCCAGCGCCGAGGCCATGTTGTTGTAGTCGCGCGCGTGCAGCACCGCCAAGCGCCGCGAGGCGTTGTCGACCAGACCCTGCTCGAGCATCAGCGAGTCGGCGGCGGCCAGGTCGTCGAAGCCGGAAGCCGCGACCGTGCGCTTGACCGTCAGCGTGCCCTGAAGCCCGGCGACCGTGGCGCAAGCGACGTTGATGTCGCTGGCCAGCTTCTGCAGCGCGGAGCGGTACTTGCGCTCGCGCTGCATCTTGTCGTTCAGGTCATTGCTGGTCATCGTCCAGGGCACGGTCTTGTCGTAGCCCAGGCTGATCGGCACCGACAGCTGCGTCACGTCGGCGAACGACGACGAGATGTCAGTGCCGGCGGGGCCGTCGGTCGAAGTGCTGACGTACGGCACCGGGCGCCAGATCTGCGTGCCCTGCGAGCGCTCGAGCACGACCGGATCGGCATTGAAGATCGTGACGTTGCGACCGATCGTCAGCAGATCGTCGAAGCCGGCGAGCAGCTGGTCGAAGAAAACGGTCTCCTGCTTGTTGAACGCCGTGGCGCCGAGCACAAGACCCGAGCGCACCATGCGATCGAACAGAAACTCCGACAGCGCGTAGCCGACGGCCTTGAAGGTTCGCGGCGAGAACGCCGCCAGGGCGATGACCGCGAGCGCCGCGACCAAGAAGAGCTTGATGACCATGGTGGCCTCCGAAAATGGATGAGGAACTGGGCGACTTGCGTCGCGCTGCTCGACTCATCCGCTTCGAAGGCCGGATGGCTGCCTGTAGACCTACCCGTTCGCGGTGGGTGAGACCGGGGCGCCGTTGTGAGGCTGGCGCCGCGCCTTTGTATCGCAGCGGGAATCTAGCGCCGCTGCTGTGCGGCCTGCTGCTTCTTGCGGATGTAGGCGGCAACCTTGGATCGGTCGCCCGTCTTGTCCGCTTCGGCTTGCAAGCGCGCAAGCTCATTGTCATTCAACGCGGCTGCGCCCGCAACGGTCGAGCCGACGCGCGTGTCTGGCGGCGGCGCCGCGCGACGAGGGATGACCTTCAATTTCGTCTCCAGCTTGCCGATCTCGACGGCGAACTTCACGGGATCGGCAATGCCCGCGAGTTCCTTGAGCTTCACCGGGTTCTTGCCGAGCGCGGCGACGATCAACGCCGCGTTCTCGGCGCCGCTGATGATGATGCCCTGCTGCACGACGCTGAGCGCGTTCTGCACGACGGCCTCGCACTCATCGATGTCGCGCACCTTCGACGCCTTCTTCTGCACGCCGTAGGCGTCGAGCCGCGCCTGCCAGTCGCTTTGCGCCTTCTCCTGCGCCTTGCGCCGGTTCTCGGCCTCGGCTTCCGCGGCGGCCCGGCGGTCGTTCCAGGCCTTCCAGTCCGCTTTGAACTTGGCCTCGTCGTAGTCGCAGCTGGCGAGCGTCGGCTCGTCGCCGACGACGGCGGCGCCGGGCTGGGTCGCGCCCTTCAGCCGCGCGATCTCGGCCTCTTTCTCCTTCAGCGCGCGGTCACGCTCGCGGATGGCGCGGTCCTTCTCGCGGCTGCTCTTGCGCAGATCCTTGACCCACTGCGCGGCCGGCTTGCCGTCGGGATCGCTGTCGTCGTCCTCGCCTTCGGGCGTCTCGTCGCCGATCGCGACAACGACCTCGTCGGGCTCGGCCGCGGCAGCCGTGTCGGCTGCGCCACCTTCGGAGTCCGCGCCGTCGGCCGGCGCGTCGGCCTGCTGCTGATCCTCCGCGTCGTCCTCGGTGTCGACCGTCTGCTGGTCGTCGTCGATCACGTCGTCGTCGGTTTGCACGCCCATCGCCGGCCTCGGTTCGTTCGGATGGCCGCGATTCTGAAACCGCCATCGCGCGCCGCGCGCATGCCGCATACACGGTTATCAGCGCCACTGCTTAAATGGCGCTCGAATATCAGCGCGACTGCTCAAACGGCCGGTTTCGGAGGCTGCAGCATGTCATGCAGCGCTTGAGTGCTGGCGAGCACCTGGTCGTTGTGCTCGCCCATCGTCTCGGCGTAGGTCTTGGCCGTCTGCGCCTGCTTGAGGTTGGCGTCGGCGACCTTCTGCACGGTCGACGCGCGCGCGCTGGCGGCGTTGGCGCTCGACTCTTCAGCCATCGCAAGCAGCGCCTGCGATTGCGGGTCGGGCTGGGCGTTGGCCTGCTCCTGCGCCATCTCGGCGGCTTCCTCGTCGGTGGGCTTGATGACGCCCATGTGAACGAGCTTGGTGCGGAAGAAGCTGCGCGCCTCGTCCAGGCCCTCGCCTTCGAGGTTCATCATGATCAGGCCGTCGAGCACAGCCAGCGTCTCCGGATCCTGCGTGCCCTGCTTCATCGCGATCAACGAGCGCACGGTCGCCGAGCGGCGACTGGTGCTGCTGGGCCCGACATCCACGTCCACCTCGAAATCCGCCTGCGACAGGTCGTTTTCGGTGTAGGTCTCTGCCGTCTCCGGGTCGTAGGCCGGCTTGTTCATGACGACCTGCGAGGCGTTGCCGTTGCCGTCGATCACCTTCATCGGGCGCTCGTCCTCGACGACGAGTTCCTTTTGCATGGACAGCCACACCTCGCCGCTGCGCTTCATTCCCTTGGCGAGGTTGGACATGTAGATGAATACCTGCATGTCCAAGCGGTTCTGCACGAGCTCGATTAGCTTGCCGCTGATGTTCGACTGCACCTGCTCGCCAGCCTCCTGATTGCCCAGCAGATCGCCGAGCAGGTCGCCCGCCAACTGCGTCAGCGTGGCCATGGCCGGCGGCACATTCGGGGCCTTGGTGTAGGCGACCGGCGCATTGCTGCCGGGAATCGGGTTGCCCTCCGCATCCTTGAGCATGTTGGCCTGCAGGTACGGGAACTTCTCGATGTTGTCGTTCGCCCACGTGCGCGCGTGGCCGGCGATCTGCTCGGGCGAAAAGATGGGCTTTTCGATGTCGAAGCGCGCGGCCATCTCGGCCAGCCAGCTCATCAGCGAGTTCTGCAGGCGTTGCGCATCCTTGGCCAGGCGCACATGACCCATGCAGCGCTCAACACCGTCGATCACCCAGCGCTTGCCGTACACCGGGATGATCGGAATGCAGCGCCCGGCGATCTTCTCGGGATCGCCCAGAACGCCGCCGCCGCTCAGCGTGTACTTCATGATCTTGCGGCGCTTGATCTTCTTCTGGCGCACCTCACGGAAGCCCGTGGCCTGCAGCTCGTCGAGCTTCTTCGGGTCGGCGTCGAGCTCTGACTGCGTCACGCGCATGTCCTCGTCGTCCAGGCCACGGAAGACCCGGATCAGTTCGGGCTCGTCCTCGACGCGGTAGAGCTCGCACACCCACACAAGGTCGGGCGATGACCAGTCGAATTCGGTGTTCGTGATCTCCTTCGGCCACGACGACGGATCGTCGTTGAACTCGGCTTTGTAGGCCTTGAGCGGGTATGGCGTGAGCACGTAGCAGCGCTTCGCGTCGGCCTTGTCCTGCCGCTTGGCGCCGAGGTCGAAGAAGACGCACGAGTCGGCGTCGAAGATGGGCTCGATCACCACGCGCTGGCGGTCGTCCTCGTCGTCCTCGTCGTCCTCGTAGCACGCGCGCAGGCGCCAGGCGCCGAAGCCGCCGCCGACGGCTTCCTCGAAGGCGTTGTCGTAGGCCTCATCGGCGGTGCAGGCCCTCTCGTCGGCGCGGTAGAGCCCGTCGCACACATCGGCCAGCTTGTCGTCGGGCATTCCGTCCTTGGGCGTGAAGTCGACGGTGATCCGGTTGTTGCGGTACTCGTTGATGATGCGAATCACCGCCAAGTGCACCTTGTTGAACTCGAAGCGTGGCTTGTTCTCGAACTGCTCGCCCAGCGGCCCCTCCCATTGCGCGCCGGAGATCGAGTAGAAGCGGCGGTCCTGCAGGCACTGCATGCGCTCGTCGCGCACGGCCAGCTGGATGTCGTCGAACTCCGCAAGCGCCTCGGCGTGGATCTGCGCCAGGCGCTGGGCTTTGCTGACGGTCATCTGATGGCCTTTCAGGCGTTGACCAGCACGATCGCGTCGCCCGCCCATAGCTTGAGCGTGGTCACGGCCGTGCCGTCGTTCTGCGAGGTGTAGACCGGCGTGCCGGAAGCGAGCGTGCCGTTGTAGTTGTTGTGCGCGTCGCTCGCGAGGATGCGCTTGTAGCCCTGGCCGGTGAGGTCGACGGTTGTCTGCAGCGCCCACCAGCCCATCTCGACCGAGGTGACGGACGCATTCGATCCGGTCTGAGCCCAGGAGATCGACGTTGCCGTGACGCCCGTGATCGTGAAGATGCCGTTGAACGAGCTGTCCGCCGTGGCGTCCTCGATCTTGATCAGGTCGCCAGCGACGGCGCCGTGTCCGGTCAGCCCCGCGCCCGAGAGCGTCACCACGTTGGTCGCGCGCGCGAGCGTCAGGCCTGACAGACGGAAGTAGCCGCCGCGGTTGTCCATCGGGTTGACGAAGAAGGCGCCGTTTTGATAGCGCCTGCGCCACACGCCGCTCGACCAAGCCGCGGTCTGCACCGCGTCGGTGGCCGTGCCGATGTTGGCGATGAGCGGGTCGAAGTCGCTGTACCAGATTGGCTGGTTGCTCGCGCCGCTCGGGTTGTCGACGACGCAGGCGTACCCGTCGCGCAGGTGCGCGACGGCTAGGATGTAGCGCGCGATTCGATAGGCGCGGCTGGGGTTCGCGACCGAGTCAGCCGCGGCGTGCACGAATACCGCGCCGCCCGACTTCATGCCCGTCTCGGCCGACGCGTACCACGTCATCCAGCCCGCGAAGCCCTGCGCGTTCTCCGTGCTGAAGGCCTTGCCAGTGCAGGACTCGAGGAATGGATAGTCGACGCGGCCAGTCAACTCCGTGGTGTCGACTGAGGCTTTATGCGCCGTGGTGTCGTAGTCGCTGTTGCCGGCGATCTTCAGGTTCGGGTACAGCGCCTGCATCTGCGTCCAGAAGGCCGCGTGGCCTGCGCGGTGCGCTGCCCGAATGGTCGCGCTCAAGGCCCGACCAGCGCCATCGATGGTCTCGTTTGTTCCGTTTAGGTCGATGTCGCCGATCTTGTTGGAGCCATCGTTGGCCTGGCGCGGCGCGTAGAACGTGTTGTCGGTCCAGATGCCATCGAGCTGGCCGAGCGTGAGCGCCCCGGCGAATTGGGTGTTCATCAGCCACTTGCCGGCCACCTGCGGGACGCGGTCGCCGTTCGCATCCGCCGCGACGTACGTGGTGATGTTCACCATCGGCACGCCGTCGAGGTTAAGCTTTGTGCTCGTGCCGGCGTCGAAGATCCACCACGGTTTGCCGTCCAAGCCGCCGGCGCCTCCCGTGGCGTTCAGCGCGCTCGCCAACGCGCTGTTGGCGCCGTTGGTCACGTCCCACTGGTTGATGATGACGTACTGCAGCCACTTGATCGTCGGGTTGATCGCCTTCACGCCCTGCATGAACACCGTGTAGGCGCCCGAGGTCGTGAAGTTGCTGGCGACGCCGCTGCCGCCGCGCACGATGATCTCGAACTTGGCTGTCAGGTCGCGTCGCGTCGCGTCGACAGTTGCGGTGTAGTCGAGGGCCGCGACGCGTGGTCCGCGGTACGTCGGGGCGACTGTCGCCGTCCCGCTGCGCTTGGAGATCGCGCCCTTGCCGAGTGCTCGCATAGGCATGGTGCCTCCCGTTCAGCAGCGGTACCTGAGCGCGATCACGCGGCGCAGGATGTTGAACGTGTCCGTGCTCATGGCGGCCGTGTTGATCGTGTAGCCGAAGCTCATGGTCAAGTTCTGCAGCGTGAGCGACCACGTGCTCTCCGCGCCCGTGGTGCTGTTCAGGAAGCCGCCGTTGCCGGACGAATTCGCCAGGTTGAATTGGCCGCCGATGCTCGGGCCGACGTACACGATGTTGCGGTCGCTGCCGTGGACAGTGCCGCTACCGAGGGCTTGCGCCATCATGTAGGAGGTGCCCCCATTGGGGGAGATTCGCATCGTCTTCGTGCTGTTGACGGCGCCGGTGCCGCGCCCATACATCTCGAGCTCCATCTCCATACGAGGAACCCAGACGTAGGGCGAATTGGGCAGGCTGAACGTGTTGATCGCCGTGAACGAAGTACCGTTGCCGGTGCCAAGGGCGCCCGTGTCCGTCATGTTGGTGTAGAGCGGCCACCAGCGACTGACAGGAACCCAGTAGTAGGTCGCGCCGTTGTCCGGCGTGATGCATTCGAACAGCAACGGCGAGTAGGTCAACGCGGTAGCGTTGCCCGTCGCGTTGGTGTCCCATGCGCACGCGTCGGTGACGGTGATCACCAAGCCCGCGTTTGCAGAGTTCGCCGCCGGCAGCGTCGCGATCGTGTAGCTGTTGTCGGCGGCAGCCCAGGCGCCGGAGCTCTTCGCGTAGACGACACCGAGGAACGGTTTGTCGGTGCGCACGTAGTAGTCGCCGTCGCTGCCGAAGCCGGCAGACGGAGAGCCGGATCCGGCCCAGGTCTTCTGCGCGAGCACCGCCTGCAGGTCGGTCTGCGAGGCGATCAGGCCGGTGATCTGGCCCCACGATCCTCCGCCCGAGCTCGACGCGGGCGTGCCGACCGTGTAGGTCATGACCGCCCCGCTCTGGTTCGTCAGGTAGACGGTCTGGTCGGCGCTGAAGACGCCGATGGTGGCGCCGCTGCCGGGGATGGCGACGATCCGGCCAGCGAGCGGCCCAGGACCGAATGAAGCGACGGCCTGCCCGGGCCAACCGCTGATCGAGACGACCTGACCGGCGGTCAGGGAGATGGTCGTGGAAGCTGAGGCGGCCAGCGTGCTCATAAGCAACTCGTTCCTTGAACAAGGAGCGAGCTGCTGGCGGCTCGATCTACTCAGCGGGCCGGCGCGCGGCCGGTCGTGTCAGATGCGAAGTCTAGCGCCGAGCGAACGGCGACACCATGGGGATCGGATCCGCGTTCTTCGGCTGCTCGTTCTGTTGGGCTTTCAGCGCCCGGCGCGCGCCCTCGCACGCGTAGCGCAGCGCGTCGATCACGTGGTTGTCCTTGTCGGCCAGCTTGGGCAGCACGGCCTGCGTCAGCGGGTCGACCTGGTAGCTGTAGGCGGTCAGCTCATCGATCGTGCGCAGGCAGCGCGGGTGCACGACGATCTCGAAGGACTGCAGGAACTCGACGCCCTCCTCGAGCGAGCGGGCGCCCTTGATCGCCGCGCCGATCTTCTGCGACCAATGCCGGCGCATGTGGCTGATCGTCTCCGGCCTGGCGCTGTCGGCCGTCGTCCACCACAGGCGCGAATCGGGCACCGTGTCGAACAACTCCGGCAGGTCGACGATCTCGCAGCCGACCATGTAGGCCTCGTGCGTGACGTACAGGCGCCGGCCGACGATCGCGCACTGCACCAGCACCGAGGGATCGACCGAGAACCCCCAGTCCGCGCCCTGGCGCAGCGTCCACGTCGGATCGACATCGAATTCCTCGATGCGCCAGCGCTTGAACACGCGCGCGCTGCTGTTTCTGAGGTACTTTCCCTCCCAGATCCACGCGTACTTCTCCGGGTCGTGCGCCCGGTCGTACTCCATGTCCGCGCGCGATTCGTCGGAGAAGTAGGGGTTGTCGCGCCAGTTCGCTTCGACGACCACCGCATTGCTCGGCACGCCGGCGCCCCCGTTCGGGGTGTCGCGCAGGAAGGCGTCGATCGGATCGGTTGGCAGCTTCGGGTTCCACGACGCCCAGATTTGCGACCCGGGCTTGCGGATCGTCGGGCGCAGGAGGTCGAGAGAGACCTGGCCGACGTTCTGCCCTTCCTCGAGCCACGCGATGTCGAAACCCTCCAGGGACTTGATCGAGTCCGCCGTGTGGTCCTGCAGGCCCTGGAAAATCGTCGTGCCGCCGTGCTTGCTGACGAGCTTCTTGTCGTAGACATCGAAGTACGCGCCGGCGTTGTGCTGCTGGATCTTCGAGATCAGCAGCTTGCGCACCGAGAAGTCGAGGGACTTCTGCACCTCGCGCAGGCAGACCACGTCGCGGCGCGCGGCGATGCTTTCCTCCAGCCACAGGCCGCCGAAGAAATGCGATTTGGCACTGGCTCGGCCGCCGTGCGCGCCCTTGTAGCGCGCCGGCTTGAGCAGCGGCAGGAATACCCTCGGCGTCGGGATGTCGAGAATGCTCACGGCTTCGGCGCCGCGGGATCCACCACCGTGCGACGCACCTCGGTGAACTCGACCGGGCCGCCGTCCTTGCCGGTGAGCTCGACCTTGTCGGTGAAGCTGCGGTAGTGCTTGCCGATCAGTTCGCGCGCGCGGATGGCGGCGCTCCACTCGCCGTCGCCCTCGGCGCGTTGCGCCAGGCGCTCGATTGCGCGCAGGTTCGCGTCGGCCGTCACTAGCGTGCGCCTCTCCTGCGCCTTCAGAGCCTTTGCGATCGCGGCCTTCACCACCGGCTTCGTCAGCAGCTCCGAGCCGATCTTCTGCGCTGTGCGCACGCTGTAGCCCGCCGCGGTCGACGCGCGCGTGGCGTTGCCGTCGACGAGGTACTCGGCGACGAAGCGCTCCTGCTTGGCGGTGAGGCCTGATTCGGTTGAGTGGCGGGGCATGGTGTCAATTCTCCCGACAACGCATGCGGCGATCGAACTCGCCCATCAGCTCCTGTGCAATCGACTGCACCGCATAGGCCTCCTGCTCGGCGCCCTCATAGCGCTCGCCGATGTTCTCGGCGTAGTTCTGCCAGACGTGCACCGCCTCGTGCACAAGCAGGCCGGCGACCTCAATCGGGTCGCGGCCCTCCCAGCCCTGCAGGCAGACGATGCAGCAGATGCCGCCGCCCTCGTGGTCGAAGGTGTGAGTCGCCGCATCCGAGCGACACCAGCGCGGCACGTCGGGCGCCTTCAGGTGAGCGAGTGCCGCGCGGAACTCGGCCTCGGACAGGCACAGCGCGAGAAATGGCCCAGGTGCTGCAATGCGGCGATCAAGCCAACGGGTCTTCAAGGTGTTTCCTCCATCTCAGGCGCGACGCGCTGCGCACGCTTGCCGTAGCTGCGCGCCTCGCCGACGTGGAACTGGTTGCAGTGCTTGCAGTGGTACGGCTCGACATGCGCGCCGTTGCCGCGCTGGCGCATGCGGCGCGCGCGGCGGTTCGCTTCGTGCCAGGTGTCAAACGCGCTCTTGCCGGTGCAGCCGGTCTTGTGCGTCATGGGCGCCGCCTCTTCTCGAACTGGCGATACCAAGGCGCCGGATGGCTCACCTTCGGCGGCGGAGGCTGGGCCACGAAGGGGCGCACGTGGAAGCCGTCTTCCGTCACCTGCGTGACCTCCCACAAACCGGGTTGGCTGCCGAGCGTTATGCAGGCACCGACCCACAAGTCGCGTGTCGGGCCGGCGCGGAAGGTGTGTTCGGTCACGGCATCACCTTCGCGACCCTGAACACGTGCTGGCCGAGCACCCATCGCTGGCCGACGTGCACCTCGAGCGGCAGCGGCGCGTGCTTGCTGTTGCGCAGCTCGATCTGCACGGGCTTCCAGTTGCCGCGGCCTGGCGGGCGGAGGATGAGCCTCATTCGCGCCTCGTCCCGCGGGAACTGGCGGCGGAAGCGGCGAGCTCCGCAACCCAACGGGCTGCGGCCGAAGTCGCAGCGGCGGCGGCCCAAGCGGAAGCGACAAGCAGAGCAAACCAGATCACGCCTCGACCCTCCCCATAGCGTCAGCCGCAGCCGCATCGCGCACCTGCTGGTGCGACAGCCCGAACTGCTCGAGCAACCGGCGGTAATCGCGGTGCTGCACGCCGCTGTCGCGCGCCTTGCGGTACTGCGGCGATCGCGCGGCGGCGCGCGCGCAGCAGCCGATGCAGCCGGCGCGGAAGCCGTGGTGGGCATGCTCGGCGGCGGTGGTGCAGTCGGGGCAGGCGCTCATGCGGCCTCCCCGATCAGGTCAGCCTGCACACGTTCCACGTGGAGCGGCGTGATGCGCACCACCACCCTACCCTCGCCGTCGGGCTCCATGCGCTTGGCGTGCAGCTCGCGCACCCAGCGGTCGTCCTCGATCGCCACGCCCTTGAGCGCGTCGAGCAGCACCTTGTTGGCGTTGTCGAGGTCAACACAGCGCACGTCGTCGTCCCAAGTCTCGGGGTTGCGCGCGGCGCGCTTGGCCCAGTCCTGCGGGCGCTGCGGGTACAGCAGCACCTCGACCGCGACGCGGCCGGCGATCGGCTCGCGAATCACGCGCGAGACCGACCACGCGACCGATTCTCGGTAGGCCTTCGCCTCCTTGGTCGGGACGATGCTGATGTGCGCGCCGAGCTTCACGGGGCGCCAGTAGCGGTTCGCCGACAGCGGGTACGGCAGGGTGAGCTCGATCATTGCGACAGCGCCTTCGCAACCGCCACGATCAGCGCCCACGCGAGCCAGCCGCCGAGCGCCACGATGATGCACAGCACCCAACCGGTGCCGTCCGCCACCGGAGGCGGCTCGCCGCGGCCCTGCCAGGCGTTCTCGCGCTCGTAGGCGCGCGGGTCCATCGTCTCGGGGAAGTCGTCGCCGTTCATACCGCCTCCTTGAAGAGCTTGGCTTCCGGCCCGCATTCGCCGCGATCGCGTGCGTCGATGCACGCCGCCCGGCGATGGAAGCCGCCGTAGTCGACAGCCGCGCAGTTCATGCCTCCGCCGATGTTCACGCCGCCTTCGCGCGTCGCCACCGACTTGCGCATCGGCACGGTCACGCAGTGCGCGCAGCGCTGGCAGGTTCCTCGCTGCGTCCACCACAGCGCGGTGCGGGGGTGCACGCTCAGGAAGCGCTCGTCGAGGATGCGACCCGCCGGCAAATGCGCGCGCGACTGGTTTTCAGATGCCGGTTGCTGAGCCGCGCAGCGAAGCGAAGCGGCGTCACTCCCCGCTTCTTCGATGTCACGCTTTGATGTCACAACGTCACGCATTTCTGTCACACCCCAATGTCACAACCATCTGTATTTCTCTCTCTCCCTTACGGTCGAGAGAGCCCCCCCTACCCCCCCATGTCACGCATGTCACACCGGCCGGAATGTCACGCTCAAATGTCACAAGAGGGCGTTTTCATGTCACAGCGCCTTCTACGGTTCTCCCCCGTTTTTGAGCGTGATGACGATGCCTTTGGACACTTCCATGAAGCCCGCTTGGCACGCCCAGCGCTTGGCGCGGCTGTAGGCCTGCCGGCGCGCTTCCGGGGTTTCCGCGTTGCAGTCGCGCATGAACGCGGTGCGCAGGTCGGACTCGACAGCGCCGTTTTGCAGCAGCGACAGCAGCAGGTGGTTGTTGCCGCCCCGCCCGGCCTTGCCCTCGGCTTCTATGACCTCCTGGAGGTCTTCGGCGCTGCTCAGGTGGCGCGCGACGAGGCTGCGCACCATGTCGCCGTCCTCGTCCTTGCCTAGGTCGATCTTCGTCAGCGCGAAGGATGTGTCGATCCAGGGCTCGCCGTCCTTGACCTTGGCGCAACTGATCGTGGCGAGCATCTCCTTCTCGTCGCGGTGCACGCCGATCATCCAGTCGAGGTTCGCGCGCATCGCGCTCGAGCCGCGCGGCCGCTCGGTGGCGACGTGGCCGGTGTGGTGCAGCAGCATGACCGAGCAGTGCCACAGCGCGCGGAATCGGTTGCCGAGCTCGCGGAAGTAGGCGGCGACCTGGTCGGCGCTGTTCTCCTCGCCGGCGAAGGTCTGCGACAGCGTGTCGACCACCACGAGCGACGGCGTCACGCCCTTGACCTGTGCGGCCTCGACGACGCGCCATGCGTCGTTGGTGAGGTCGATGGCGACGGGGACGACCGTCAGCGGCACGTCGCTGTACTGCAGCCTGCGCGCCCGATGCCAAGCGCAGATGCGCCCCCACAAACCCGTGCCGCCCTCGGCGGCGATGTAGAGCACCGGGCCCTGATGCGTGCGCCTGCCAAGCCATGGCAGGCCGTGCGCGACGTGCAGCGCAGCGTCGATGGCGATGAACGACTTGAAGGTGCCGCTGCCACCGTAGAGCATCCCGATGCTGTCGGCCGGCACCACGTGCTTGATCAGCCAGGGCACCGTGTGCGCTTGCTCGCGCAGCTCGCCCAGCGTCAGCAGCGGCACGCCGCGCCGCCCCGGGCCGCGCTGCTGCTGCAACTGCGTGATCGAGAGCTTGGCCGCGTCCAGCAGGTCGCTGACCGGCTCGTTCTTGAACGCGCGAGACGATACCTCGTCCGCGGTCGCGATGAGCCGACGCAGCATGGCGCGCTCGCCCACGATCTCGGCGTAGCGCCCGATGTTCACGGCGCTGGGCACACTCTGCGCCAACGCGTTGATGTAGGCCAGGCCGCCGACCTGCTCGTGCTGATCCGCAGCCTGCAGGTGCTCGAAGAGCGTGATCGCGTCGACAGGCCGGCTCTCGCCGATCAGCGCCACGATCGCCTCGAAGATCGTGCGGTGCTCGTGGCGGTAGAAGTCCGCGCCGTCGATGATCTCGCACACGCGCGCGTAGGCCGCGCTGTCCAGGATCAGGCCTCCGAGCACGCTCTGCTCGGCCTCGATCGAGTGAGGTGGCACCCGCAGGCGAGCGACCTCATCACGCGGGGGGATGGTTGGTGCGGTCACTGCGGTAATCACAGCCCCGTCTAGGTGTTCGACTGCCGCAAGGCGGCGGTGAGGTCGGCGTGCTCGCGCTGCTCGTGAGCGCGCAGCAGTCGCTGCGACGACTGCGTGGAGTTCAAACCGGCGCGCTTGATGGCGTCCAGGTCGAGCATCAGCTGACACTGCGCGTACAGGCCCCAGCAGCCGTCGAAGGCTTGCGAAGGATCGGTGGATGCGCTGACCTCGTTGGTGCTCACAGCAGCCCCGCCTTCCTGAGCTTGGGCGCCATGGCTTTCAGGGCGCTCAACAGCTCGGCGTTCGCCTCGGCCTCGGCGTCCCGCTCGTCCTGCAGGAACTTGCTGATGAGGTAGTAGATGGGCGTCGTGTCGCCGGTCTTCTCGATGTAGGTCTCGAGGTGGTCGACGCTGAACCGGCGGGCTGGGTCCTCGCTGAGTTGAACGCTCAGGTTCGACGGCGCCAGGTCCAGGTCGATCGCGACGCGCGACAGCCCGCGCTGGTAGACCCCGGTGGCGATGCAGTCGCGCAGCGAGCGGTAGCGCTCACGCATGGCCGGGTCCAGATCGAGCGTCAGTTGCGAACTCTGCTGCCTGACCTCGGGTTGCTTGATAAGGCGGGAGACCATTTGTTATCGAGCCTTCTCGGCCGTTATCAATGCCGGACGTTGAAATTGGCGCCATGAAACAAGCACGCCTCGAGGTGATGGATGGAGATGACCAATCGAGATCTCGACTGGGCCAAGGCGAAGCTGCGCGCCTTGCTCGTGCTCGTCGCACAGGACTGCGAGGTGTTGGCGCGGCGCATTCGGAGGTACGTCCGGTGAGCGCGTCAGACGGCAGCGGCCGGCTGCGCGATGTGGGGAACGTCGGCCGCGCCGTAGACGTGGTCGAAGCTGATCTGCAGGCCGCGGGACTGCGCGAACTCGATCAAGCGCTTGGCCGTCTCGGGTGCGATGTGACCGCCGCGCTCGTAGTACGAGATCCCGCTCTGGCCGCAGCCGATGCCTGCGGCCATCTCCTGCTGCGTCACGCCCAAGCGGAGGCGAATGATCTGGATGGGGCGCATGGTTTAGGTCCTTTCCACAGCGGCGCAGTCGTCACCGCGGTGCAAGTCCAGCAGCGCCGCCCCGACGCTGTATGCCGGCTCTCGGATCGACCCACGAGCGAGCTTGCTCACCGTCGCTTGGACGACGCCGGCGCGCTCAGCAATCTGAACCTGTCGCCACCCGCGTTTCTTGAGCTCGGCCAACAGCAGTTGCCAGTTCGGCGCGTGCTGATCCATTCAGCGCTCCCCGTGATTGCTTGGGCCGTCTCGGCCCAGCGCCGGCCGCGCGACGGCGCGTCGTTCGGTGACAGCCGGCGCGGGGGCCAAGTCATCAGCACCGGCGCGCTGGAGCATGCGGGCCGCCAGCTGCACGGTGTCGCCGATGTCGTCCTCGTCGTCGGAGGCCTGGGCGTGCTCAGCGGGGACTGGTGCCGGTGTCGGCGCATCGGTAGGCATCGCCGGATCGATCATCGATGCGGGCAGATGCCGTCGCGCCAGCTCCGCCAGGATGCGGTCCTCGACGGAGCGAGGCAGGTCGCCATCCTCTGGCCACTGGCTGACGGCGGAACTGGTGATGCCCAGTGCTTTGGCGGTCGCCGTCACGGTCCCGCCGAAGAACGCCAAGGCCTGCGCTTTCTTCATAAGCGCTACGTTAGCATGCTCACGGCATGACGGCAAGCCCGCTAACGCTTGCTGCGGATTTAATTCCGCGCATGACGACCTTGAAAGAACGACTAGAAGAATTGATGCGCGAGATGGTCTGGAACGAGCACATGCTCGTTCAGCAGTCCGGAGCCAGCCGGTCGGCTGTCGCTCAATGGCTCGGCAAGGGATCCAAGGAGATCAAGTCGATCAAGCTGGAGTACGCCCTCAAGCTCGAGGAGAGCACAGACGGCCGCTTCGCTGCGAAATGGATTGCCCATGGCACCGGACCGAAACGTACATCCGCTCACCACATTCCGCGGCAGGATCCGGACGCCGAGCAGGTCGCCGTCTACGCAGCGATGCTTGCCCTGCTCACCTCTCACCCTGATCCGGTCCGGCTCCTGGATGCGTTCGACGGCGTCGTGTCGGCGATGACCGCTCGCGGCGAGCTGCGCGAGCCGGTGCTGGCTGCGCTTCAGCGCCTGCGGGCGCAGCTGGTTCGGCAAGTTGAAGCAGGAAAGCGACCCAATCTTCGGTGAGGCCCGGCCATCCCTGTTGTCTCCGGTGTGTCATTGAAAGCCCGCTCTTTGTGTGTAGCTCTTGCGGCAAATCTATCCGCTCTGGTGGCTCATTGGGTGAGCCCGTCCGATTGGCGCACCAAGCGGGCATTGGTTCAAGGGGCGCAGTTCTTGGTTTCCATCAAGGAAACACACCGTTTCGAGCGTGCATCTGCGCATGCGCGCAGCAAAGCGGTGCATCCATGCAGGAATGTCGCCCACCATCCCCAGGGACGTAAGGAAGCAGCAATGAAGATCATGACGACCGCGCTGATCGCCGCGGGTTTGAGCCAAGCCGCGCCCGCCGCATACGCTGGCTGCTGGCGAGTGGGCGACCTTGCCGGCACAGCGTACAGCGCTGGCAATGGCTACAAGGCCGAACCGGACGGATATGGGAAGTACGCCTCGAGCATCTTCGAGGTCAGCATCTCAGGCGATCAGGCCTACGTGACGGGGCACGATGCGCCGCTGGTGTGCAGGCCAATCACTGCACACGAGGCGCGCTGCGAGTTCTCGGACGGCGCGCGACACACGACGATCATCTGGACCATCGACGAGGCGAGCAAGAGGGTTGTGCACGTCAAGTCCATCACTGGCTTTGGTGCGCTGGACGGCGCGAAGGTCTTCGTCGGCAAGATACTCGGCTCCTGCTGAGGAGCGACGCAGCGGAGCCGCCACGTGTCGGCTTTTTTTGCGGCTCACGTGTTAGCGCGCTTGCGTTTTGCGTTAGCTTGCTTATACTTACTCCATCCGAACCTCACCGGGAGAGACGATGGAAGCAAAGACGACGATCAGCGATCTGCAGCAACTGGCAGATTGCCTTGTGGGCCAGATTGACGGCGGCGAGGAATGCCGCGGACGCGACAGCCTGATCACCGGGCACATCGAAGCCGTCGATGCCGCGATCCGCGCGCTGACCCCGAACGCTGCGCCCGCCGGGTCGGTGAAGCACGAACGCCAAGGCTGGGCCTTCATGGAACTGGACACCGACTGGGCCCACGGTGACTACGAAGAGAAGTGGCGTCCGATCTGGCGCGAGTACGAAGCCAGCGAGAGCCCCAAGTGCATCCTGATCGGGCGCCAGACCATCACCTTCGAGGTCCCCGACGACTTCGACCCGCGCGGCAAGCAGATCGCCGCTCTCGAAGCGCAGAAGCGCGAGATGACCGCCACGTTCCAGGCGGCGGTGACCGAGATCAATCGGCGCATCTCGCAGCTGCAGGCCATCGAGCACGCCGCATGACCACCCTCGCCACCACCCGAGCCGGCCGAGTGCTGCTGCACGTGCTGGCGATGTGCGCAGACCGCGCCTTCCGATTCCATTTCGCGGGGATCGCCCGCGAGCTGCATTGAAAGGGCTGCTGCCATGAGCACCAACCTTCACCCCACCGTCGCCCAGTTCCTCGCGCCCTTCGCGCCGCAGGCGCAGCAGTTCCGCGCCGAGTGCGGGCGCCGGCGCGTGTACCTGAGCGAAGGCGATGCGCGGGCCTACGAGGCCGGCTATCGCGACCACCCGAACACGCCGCGCGAGCCGCTGCAGCCGTCGCCGGCCTGGGATGGCTTCTTCGATAAGGAAGAAGAAGTCCTCGCCCGCGACGCAGAGCGCCGGGCCCGCGCGGAGATCGACGAATGAAGCGCGACGACTTCCTGCTCGAGCCCGACTCGAAGACGTTCATCGCGATCTGCGTGGCGTGCGTGGTCGCGATGGTGTTCATCCTCACCTCCGGAGGCGCCCCGCTGTGAAGCTCACCGAGCAGGACCTCGACGTCACGCTGGCGCAGATGCCGGCGCCGTTCTTCCCGCGCCCGCGCGTGCAGCCGGCGGTGTTCGGCCCGTACCGCGTGCCGCTGTGGCGGCGCGTGTGGCGCTTGTGGCGGGAGTTGTTCGCATGAATGCGCCTGACCGCAGTCAGTTCCTCGGCGGCAGCGATGCGGCCGCGGTGATGGGCCTCTCGCCCTGGGCGACCCCTGTGGAACTCTGGCAGGAGAAGACCGGCCGCAAGCGGAAGGATCCGGAGGATCCGATCCGTAAGAGGATTCTCGAGCGCGGGCACCGCCTGGAGCCGTTCATCCGCGACATGACGATGGAAAAGCTGCGGTCCATGGGCCTCGAGGTTGATCTCGTCGCCTGCAACGAGCGCTACGTCGACCGCGAGCACCCGTTCTTGTCCTGCGAGGTTGACTTCGAGCTGCGGCTGACGGGAGAGATCGACATCGGCGGCCTGCCGGTGATGCTGGATGACGAGCACGTCAACGCCGACGCCAAGAGCGTCAGCGGCTTCGCGCGTAAGAAGTGGGGCGCCGAGAACACCGAGGACGTGCCAGTCGAGTACGCCGCGCAATTCATGCACGGCCTGATGATCACCGGCCGGCTCTACTGCCTTGTCGCTGCGCTGCGCAGCTTCGACGATGTTGACATCTACTGGACCGTCCGCGACGACGAGACGATCGCCGGCATGCGGCCCAAGCTGGTTGACTTCTGGCTCAACCACGTCATCGCCGACATCGCGCCGGACCCGCTGAAGTTCGACGACATCAAGGCGCTGTTCCCTGTCGACAACGGGCTCGCCATCGAGGCCTCTGAAGACATCGCCGAGAAGGTCGCCCAGCTGCGCGACGTGCGAGAGCGCATGCGCCAATTCAAGGAAGCCGAAGAGGCCCTGGCTTTCGAGATCGCCAATTTCATCAGCCCCAACACACGGCTGACGCACGAGGGCGAAGACCTGATGACCTGGAAGGGCCAGGGCGACACCCGCGTCGATGTGTCGCTGCTGGAGTCCGCGGAGCTCTACGAGCGCGACGCGAACACCGGTGAGCTCGTGCGCATCGACAACCCCAAGGCCCATTTCTCGCGCACGAAGACCGTGCGCGTTCTTCGGTTCGTCACCGCCAAGAAAGGCAAGCAATGAGCAGCGCTCAACTGAAGGCCGCGGCAACAGGCAAGGCCGCCAACCCCGTCGCATCGTTCTCCTCGTTCCTCGACAAGCTGAAGCCGCAGCTCGCACTCGCGTTGCCGAAGCACATGAACGCCGACCGCATGGCGCGGCTCGCGCTTACCGCGTTCAGCACGACGCCGGCCCTGCAGCAGTGCAGCCCGCAATCCATCGCCGCTTCGATCATGACCGCTGCGCAGCTCGGCCTGGAGCCAGGCATCAACGGACAGGGCTACCTCATCCCCTACAAGGCAACGTGCACCTTCGTGCCGGGCTGGAAGGGTCTCGTCGACCTGGTTGCGCGCAGCGGCCGCGCAACGGTCTGGACTGGCGCCGTGTATCCGGGCGACAAGTTCGAGTATCAGCTCGGCGATGCGCCCTTCTGCCGTCACATTCCAGGCGACGAGGGCGACGAGCAGCCCTTCACGCATGTCTATGCGATCGGCCGCGTTCGCGACGCATCGATGCCGGTTATCGAGGTCTGGACGCGAGCCAAAGTGCAGAAGCACCTGAAGCGCTACAACAAAGTCGGCGACCGCCACTACGCCAAGGACGGCGAGAACAACTTCGAGATGTACGCGCGCAAGGTCGCGCTGCTGCAGGTGCTGAAGTACATGCCGAGCAGCATCGAACTGTCGAACGCAATGACGATCTCCAACGCGGCCGAGGAAGGCCGCGGCGTGGTGCTCGAGGGCGACTTCGTGCATGTGCAGGAGCCGATCGACAACATGGAGCCGCCGCCGGTTTCCAAGGCGCCGGCCAAGTCCCTGCAGGACTTCATCGACGACATGAACGCCGCGGCCGATGCCGACCTCGCGACGCTCGCGATGGACGAAGCGCGCGACGTGCTGACGGCCGGCGAGGTCCACCAGCTGCAAGAGGCCTACCGCAAGCGCTGGTCGGACGCCTGACCACTTTTCAGGGCGAGCGCCAGCCGGTTTCCATCCTCCTCCCAAACCCAACTTCCGGCCCGGCCCCGCGCAAGCGGCGCCCTCTTTCTTTCCCGCCACCACCAGGAGCCACCGATGCCCTTCGAACTGAGCACCAAGACCAAGGTTCGCGTTCTCGACGTCAGGACGCTCGCCGCCAAGGACCGCAAGCCCGATGAACCGCCGGGCGCGCAGATGCTGCTGCAGGCGATGCTGCCGCTGGAGACACTGTCGATGTTCGACGGGTTCCTCGCCGGCATGCTGTACCGCAAGGCCAGCAACGGCGGCACGCAAGGCAAGCTCGACGGCATGGAAGGCGCCGAGCTCACCTCCATCGGCGAGCACGTCAAGCGCCTGCCGTGGAGCTACGAGCAGACGGGCTGCTCGCTCGAGATCGACCGCGGCCTGGGCGGCAAGCGCTCCAACATCGAGCTCGACGACTGCAAGGTGCACCGCGTGTCGTTCGCGCCGCAGCAAGGCGGCGGCGTCAAGACGCAATGGACCGTCGACGCCCCGGCGCTGTCCGACGACGTGCGCGGGAAGCTCACCGGCCTGAAGGCGACCGAGATCGAGATGACGCTCTCGCTGCCGGAGGTCGACCAGAGCGACATCGAGGATGCGCCGGCCAGCAGCACGAAGGGCGATGCGTGGCCGTTCCCGAAGAAGGATGCGAAGACGCCAGAACAGGCCCTGGCGGACTCGGTTGGCGCGGGCTGACTCGCCCCTCTAGACCCAGGAGAGCACCACATGACCGAGAAAGATATGCGCGAGGCAGAATCCGCGCGCCCGAAGACCATCGGAGAGCTCAGCGACTACATCCAGTCACGGGTGCAGCAGGAGCACGACTACGGCACCTGCTGCTATGCGATGTCGCTGTCGGCGGTTGCGGCCTTCAACTATGTGGCGCACGAGCTGGGCGTCACCGGGTTTCAATCCTCATGCGCGGACCTTG